CAGGAGTAACCACGGCTGGTTCTATTAGCGTGACAGGTGAAGGCAACTCAACCACGACTAATCTGCAACAGGGGTTGTTAAAAGCGTGGGTTAATTTTAATGGCACAGGCACTATAGCAGTTCGTGAAAGTTTTAATACCAGTGGCATAACAGACGAAGGAACCGGACACTATTCGACTTCTTTTACCAATGCCCTTACAAACGCCGACTATGTTGTCGCTGGCACAGCTATGTACTCTGCAAGTACTAATGCTCACAGTATTAGTTACGGAGATACTAACGGGGCAAACGGAGAGCAACCAACATCATCACGCTATGAAGTTCTTACAAGCTATGTACATTCGTCAAGTGCCGCACCACAAGATTGCACAAGGGTACAGCTTCAAACTTCGGGAGACCTCGCATAATGGCAAGCGAACTTAGAGTAAACACATTAAAGGATGCCTCTGGTAACAACAGCATTGCTACT